AGGTCTTCTACAAACTTATCTTTATCTGCTACAGCCTCTTCAATGCTTCGATAAGATGTGTAGCCTGCTTGGCGAGCAGCCTCATTAATTTCTTTAACTTTTGCCGTATAAGCATTCCAGAATCTAGATATCTCTATACCATTTTCTATACCTGTTCTGTCTTTAATTTCCTTATTTAGTAAATCTCCGCCTGGAAGTCGGCGGTTTGGGTCATTCAAGAACTTTGCAACCTGAGGATTATACTCATATGGAAGGTCGGCAGTTAGCAATGCTACCGTATCGGGGGCAATGTTGTTCTCAAGGTAGGAAGCAAGACCAGAAAATTCTTTGTAGATTCTATTGTAGGCAGCCGTACTTGGTTGGAAGTAAGCAGCCTTCTCGCGGACCGAAACAAACAAGCGGTCCATCTTAAAGTCTACAGTATCAGACACTCTCATTTGAGCCTGGAATTGTTTCTCTGACTTTTCAATTACTTTATTGAGAGCCTTTGTTCTTTCTTGCGGGTCTTCAATAGCCTCAGCCTTAGCCCTATTTATTTCAATCAACATCTGGTAGTAGTCTTCATATAAACCTACACCAAACTGACCTAGTACCTGAGGCGAACCAAAGATAGAAAAAAACTTATTAAATGCTTTACGATAATATAATGACTTAGCACCATCAATAATTTCTTTGCGTGTAGGGTATTCTCGTAATCCCATATCCGCAAGAATATTTAGACGCTGTGCTTCATTCTCTAAAGAGTTTCTCCAGGCTAAATTGTCATCATCAGCCTTAAATGCCGTATACAAGTCTCTAGCCCAACTTGGAGTCATAGCCGATGTAATCTGATTAATAGGCGGTTGAATGCCAAATGGGAACAAATCATCATATGAAAATCCAGGTATTTTCCCTAGATACTTGTCAACTACCTTACGGACCGTATCCGAAGCATCAGGTTTATTTGCATAAACAACTGCCATTGGAATTGGAACAAGCCAGTTAGCGCCTGGTAGGTTAGCCAAAAAGTTAGTAGCCCTAGTTGAAAGGATAATTCCTCTACCCTCATTAAAGCCAAGTTCTTTTGTACCTGGTACCAATAAGTACTCTGCCTCTAGTGGGTCTTCTACTGGATTGCCATACTTGTCAACACTATAACTATTATAGAGGCTATAGTAAGCATTTAAGAATCCAGCAGTACGACGAGGTTGACGTAATGCAAAACCTGTATAGCGGTAGAAACCACTCATAGTAGCGTTAGGGAATACTGTCACAAGACGCGACATATAAAGCGCTCTATGCTGACGTGGAATTGTATAAAATGTTTTACGTAAACCATCTACTAACTCAATAGCAGATGACTGACGTAAAGACATTAAGGTTTCAAATGTTACTTGCTGACCTGATGCCTCTAGAGCACGAGCCTTCTCGATTACAATTCGGGCGTGCTTAACATCACCATAAACACTACGCATTATGTTTTCAGGCTTAAGTAACCATCTCCAAGGACGGGCTAAAGCAGCATCAATCTTTTGTCCAACTCCTGCTATAATATTTGGTTTCTCATAAGGAATCTCTAGTGGTTGAATTGGCAATAGTTGGTCTAATTTATCTGCTAATTCTTTTTGTAAATCTAATTGTTTAACTGGCGCTTTAAGAGCCAAAGCCTTTACTGCATCAGTAGGCAGCATAGAGTTTACATAGCGAATAGAATCATCAATCATATCTATAGCATCATCTGGCTCAAAGCCACGAGCGATTACATACTTGCGCCCAGCGGAAGTTTTGCTCCAAGCAATAAGAGTTGCTCTGTCTGCGCCAGCAAGAATCTTATCTACAATTTCATCGCCACGCATACGATTATTAACAATAAATTCTAGTTCCGCAAAATAGGTTGGTTCCGTTGGCTTAGTTATTTTGTCTGAGTTGTTGCGAATTGCACCACGAAGCCGTCCTACGGATAACTTATTTCCAAGAATTTCAATAGTTCTATCGCTAGTGTTAGCAATCTCAGATAGATAACCTTCGCCAAAATAGTTACGGTCCCCGAATGCGGGGAACTCAATAAGTTTACCGTCTGCGGTTCTAAAGGTTTTCATCTTTGGCACCGAAGGTTCTTTTATATACTTGCCCTCAGATATGGAAAGCAATTCTGCTTCTTTCTTAAGACCAGGCTTTATGTCATCAAGAATCTTTCCAATAGTCGCATAAGAGTTTGCAATTTCTTTATCGATACGAAGCAAGTCAGGAGCCAGGGTATTCATTTCGCCTACTGCTTTACCTAAGGCAATTTCAGCAGCACGGATTTCGCTACCATAACGCACACTATCTGTTTTCTTCAAGGTATCAATACGGCGACGAAGAGTATATATTGATGGTATTTCTAAAAGACCTTTGATATTTTTGCTATAGGTTTCAACAGTATAAACATTCAGTTGAGACTCTAACTGGTCTATAATATCTTCGGCTTCTTTTAATTCTTGACGAATTTCATCTGCGTATCTTCCTTTTGTTTTTTGAGATACGCCATCTTTATTGACAAAATATTTATGGTACTCGGAATAACGTTGGTCACGATAGGCAACTGCTTGAGAGAGTTGTTTGTTAAGAGCACTAATTTCCTTATTGACTTCACGAATTGCATTGCCAGGAAGAGTAGTTTTAACTTTAGCAAAAGACTTACCTAGAGAATTGGTAAATGTTGCGACTGAACGACCAGCCAAAGTTGTGCTTGCTTTTACGGCAAATTCTGTTCCTTCAGCAAGAAATCCAGAAAGCATTGGTTCAAATATTGAGTTCTTAGGAATATAGGAAAAACGATATAACTGAGCAACAGAAAATGCCTTATTACCTAATTCAAATATATTACGAATGCCTTGTCCGGCTAAGCCAAGAGTTTGTTGCCCCCTACCTAAAAACAAAGATTTTTCTTTTCTTGCAGCGCGGGCTAGCATAGAATCCAACCTTCCAAAAGGAAGCATAGCGGTAGAGTTTGAAAGCATCTGCATTGTTTTAGCATCAGTCGCAATGCGAACACCGTTTGGGCTCATAGCATAACCAGTAGAAGCCAAGTCTTTGTGTACTGAATATATATCATTCTCTAATGATTTAATAAAATCATCAATTATTTCAGTATCAAAGAAATTGCGAGTATGAGCAATCGTATAAGTTAATTCTTTATTAAGATTTTTAACAAATAATTCACGTTGTCCATCATTCTTAAGACCAACAAACTCTCTAAGTATATTATTACGATACTCAGAAACTGTCATCTTTTCCATAGACTTTGTAGTTATGACAGTATCGCCTTTTGAGAATAGAGGAATGTCATCAAATACAGATATTAATTCGTCTATAGCCTGACGTGGGCGTAAGGTGGAATGGCTAACAAAACCATTCGGCATCTGGGTTCCAACAGTACGCATAAGGACTGTTATAGGACCACCAGCCTTAGAGGCTAAAACTGTTTTGGCAATACCGCCATAGTTGGAAAAATCGCGCTGAATAGCGGCAGCCTTGGCTGCGTCTTTCTTTGAACGAATCGCACCCAAAAACTCACGACCAATTATAGGTTCTGCTGGCTTATAGTTGGTAGAAAGAAACTTAGGATTTACTTGACTTATATTTCCTAAATCATCAGTAGTTCTATCAAAAAATGCGTTGAATACTCTTTCAAGATATGGGTCTTTTTTGATTGCATCATCGTGAGCCTGCATCCAGCGAGCGCGTTGTTCGGGAGTATAAGTGCGAACTGCCCCATTAGTCATATAATCATTAATGATTTCGTTTCTAGCCTTAGATATAGCCCAAACATCATCGGCATTTCCACTATTTACAAGGCGTTGGTATGCGCCAAAATCGCCCTTATCCATAAGTAAATAGTCACGGACTAATTCAGGGTTTTTAGTTTCTACTATTAAATCAATAGCCTCACGATTATATGTATATTTTTTGGCTTTTGTATTTATTTCAATAAAGTTATCAGAATCAGCCATCTTTTGAATATCTTCACCGACGTTATAGTAAGTACCTTCTTGTCCACCACTACGACGGTATTTAAGGAATTCGTCTATTCTGTTATTAAATTCTTTAACTGCATCAAAATCACCTACACGAAAACGAGTAGAAAGTCCCGCTGCTTTTGCTGCAGCCTTAGTAATTGCGCCAGCGCCAAGAAAAGCAAAGTTAATTGCAGTCTCACCAATAATAAAATCATTAGTACCAGAAATAAAACGACCAACTGGATTATCTACAAAGTTTTTCTGCACATCTTTGTCGTTCCAAAGGTCTACATTCTCAAGGTCTATACCACCGAAACCACTAAGAGCCGACTTCTCAAACTGCCCGATTGGGCTCATACCTGCAACCCAAGACTTTGTGAAGGCTACGCCTAGCGAAACGTCAGCAGAACGCTCATATGCTTTAGGAATATCTGATAACTGAAAGCCTTTTCCAAGTTTTTTAGATTTGTATAGACGGCTGTTTGGGTCAGTAAGAAGAAGTCCTGTTGATAGTGGACGTTTTATGTAAGGAGAAAAGACGTGCTTTTCTGCAGCGCTTGCTACTTGTAATACTGGGTCAATAGGCTTGAGTGGACCAGCATCCTGAAATTGAACACCAGCCTTTTCTAAAGATTTCTTTGCTCCTTTAGCAGCAGCAACGCCAGCAATAGCCTGAGTGGTTGGGTCATATCCTTTAGATACTGTACCTGCGCCAATTTGTGTTCCCGCTTTAAGCAATGGAGAAGTTACAGCCCCACCTATAGCAGAAGTTATTCCCTTTAGATTATCAAGAAAGTCAGACCAAAGTGACATTAATCCGCCTTTCCAAAATTAAATGTTGAGGGTTCCCCGCCCTTAACTTCTTCACCAGTAATAGTAATAATAAAAGAGTCACGCTCTTCTGGAGAAGCCCAAGGGACCATAGCCAGTGGTATAGCAATCTCATAATTTTCAAATCCAAGAGAATTTGCAAACTTATCGAGATGGTCAAAAAAACTATTCTCTAACCAAGCCATTAAATAATCTCTTTTAAGTAATTCACAAATCGACGATAGGAGTCAGGAACTCCAGGAATACGAGTAGCGTTTATTAAATCTGGAAGATAACGACGAATCATTTCAGTATTTTGAACTTGCTCTTGAGGCTGACGAAACATTGCAGGCAACGCTTCGCTTCCTCGCCCTGCACTTCCTTCTAAGTCAACGCCATCGGCAATTGGTCTAAATTCACTTGGCTCGGAATCAAGGGTCTGAACGTCACCAAGCATACTGAATAAACTTGGCATTGAGACATTTTTTGCTGGATTTGCCGCAGATGCTGTAGTCGCCACGTTGCCACCTTGTCTTATTGCATCAGTTAACGCTGCTGTAGCGCCTGGTTTCCCTCCACCGCTAGGGCGAAGTTGGCTTGCTTTAGCAGCCTTTTCGGCTACAAACTTTCCCGATTGACAATTACCACCAGTAGCAGAAACGCTCATTAAATTATTTTGAGATGCAGTTGGTCTTTCTCCTCCGCTTACCATCACTTCTCCTCTGGTGTATATGAATATTCTTCAGCGCTTAATATCATTCCCTTGGCTAACCAAGGATTCATATTCTCGCTTACATCTGTCATTAAATATCGAGTGCCCTCAAAATCTGACCACTCACTTACTAGAACCCAACCAGTACAAATCTGACTTTCTGAGTTCTCTAATTCTTCTGCTGCAAGTCTCATTGCTGCATCTATTGCTTCGGTAAACTTGCTCACTTGTATTGGACTCCTTCGTGAAAAGGAGGTGCCGAGTAAGCGCTAATCTTGCAAGCAATCTCCATAGCCTGATATGGCTCGGCTCCTGCGTATAAAGCGCCCAGAGCAAATGAACCACCACTACCGATTGCGTAGATATTGTCTTCATTCTTCATAACTGAAAGGTCTTCGTCGATATCAAATATTTCTCCACCGACTGCTATAAGAAACTGGAACCTCATTCCATCTTTCTTATCTTCATCAAAGTTGTAACCATTGTTAGTTAAACATTTGCGAAGCGAAGGCATAACCTTTGTAATCATAAAGCGATAAACGTCTTTTTTGTCTTTCGCTGTAAACTGCGGTGGCACCCAAATATTCTGGGCTATGTCACAAGGAGCAACTTCTCCTGCTCCTGCAACTAATAACGCACCGCGTGATGAAAACTTCTTCATAACTTTGTGAGCATATATGCGCCCACCGTCATCAGTCACTCTGCTGTCGGCTACTATTAAAGCGCGGTCTGGGTATTCAATCCCGATAATCGTTGTCACAGTCCCCTCCTAGATTATCGTCGTCGAATAGTTCTTACGCTTGCCGAAGGCTCTCCTGAACCAGATATGCTTGATAGAAGACTTAATATGTCAGGTGCTCCACCTTGTTGCTCTGCGGGTGTTTCAAGAGCGCCTCCTACTGGAGCGCCAGCGGGAGCAGGGGACGGTTGCTCAACCATTTGTTCAGCAGCCCCAGCAGGAGGAACCTGTTCTGCAGGAGCGAAGACTTCTTCAATCGCATCCTCAAGTGCCTGTCCTTTTTGGCGAGCCTTGATAACTGCAGCAATTTTTTGTACAACTTCAGAGGCGTTTCCGCCTTGTGTAGCCATTGCAGGAATTGCTTGAGTGTAAGCGGTAAGCGAACCAAGAAGAGCGGTACGCATACTTTCAATCTCAATCTTTTCAAGTTCTTGGCTTACATTAACTGTAAATGGAAGTTCACGCATAGCAAGGTCTTTAGAAATCAATCCACCGCCAAGGGCTTGAAGCATAAAGATAAGACCTTGTGCTGGGTTAAGACCTGCAAGCATTCCGTAACGGACATCTGCTGAATAATCACCTTTAATGTCCTTTTTAGGATTGTATGTAATTTCATAAGGAGAGCCTGAATCAACACCACGAATTGTCTTTTCTTGTGGGAAAAAATTCTCATCTATCTCAAAACATATTTGAATTACATCACGCAAGGCGCTAGCAAAGATAGCCTGAGCGCTCTTAACTTGCGTATCGAATGCGCCCATAAGCGCTTGTACGCCTTGACCAGTAACAATAGAGGCATCAATGTTTCCAGTACGTCCTTCTGGATAACGAGCACCTACACGCAATTCTTGATTAAGCAGCGTCTGCTCGGTAAATGCGCCCGCTGGAAGACTTAGTTCGACACGACGTACACCGGCTGGATTGTTTGTACGGATAACCGCATCTCCACCAAGCATAAGTTCTTGAACATCCGAAGGCAGCACGATAGGAGCCTGTACAGATTTCTCTGCCGCTTCCATTGCAAGAAGTGCAAAACGGTTGCGGAGCAACTGTATACCAATGATGTCATCAAATTGACCACGCATCTCGCCATCAACTGATGGTTTCTTAGCAATAATAACCATCATCTTGTTGATTGGATTTTTTGCTTTAGACAATAGCAAGTCGCCACGAGAAGGTACGTAAACTACAGATTGTTCCTTATCGTAGTAACGAATAATTTCAATCTGTGCTGTCAAATCTTGGTCGTAGCCATCCTTACCCAGCAACTGAGATTCAAACTCAGGGAATTGGGCGATGACTTCACCAAGGGTCATCATATATCTTTTAGCATATGCTACACAACGTCCATAGCGGTCAAACTCAGGGTAAGCACCTATTGGGTTTTCTAGGCGTATGCGTGGCAGTTTTGCTTCATCATCCAGTTCAATTATGAACGGGAGGAATCCATAGGTTATGTACCAGTCCGCCCCCGAGTACATCTGAACCGCAAGGTCCGAGTGAGCAAGGTAGTTAGAAGCAATACGAGTGCGGGTATCTGCGAACTTACGAGCACGGTCAGAAACTTGATTCGCTGCAGAGCAGTTAACCGCTGGTAGTGGTGCCATAACCTCTGACAGGTCTCTTGCAACAATATCAACAAAATTCGCAACGACATTAGCATCTACGCCATCTGGAAAAAAATCAGGATATACGGAAGCAATATGACCTTTACGGACAGCAAGTACGTCCTGATTGCGAGCCTCGCGGTCAGCAGCGCGATAGCGCAGCGACTCAACTCGTGCAGCAATCTGCTCCATTGAAAGTGCCATAGTTTCCTATCCGTATGTTTCTTGCCATTGCTCTGCAATAGCCTCATCTAAGTTAATTGAGTATCTGCGCTGTGTTTGCGCTCTAGTTGCCCAACGATTCTGTACCCAACGCTGTTGTTGAGTTCCGTGTTGCATCATCTCGCGCAAGCGGATTACGGCAAACCAGAGAGCCATCACGCAGTCGGTTGGATTGCGAGTGTCAGGCTTCCAGGTAATCAACTGCTGTACTAGCGCCTTAAGACCTTCGCTACCTTCATTGCTTGGTAGTTCTATTAAATTATTATCCTGGAATCTTCCATCTCTGAGAGAGCCGAAAAGACTTGCCATAGAAGCCACACCAAAATTAGTATCCCACTTGTTCTTGCCAGTGAAGTGAGAATTAAGTTGACACCCGAACGCCGACAGCCAGTTTCGCAAGTCGTCATCGAGCGCGTAGGCTTTCTGGTGTGCGTTGATTTCAATTCGTAATTCCTGTGGTTTGTATCTTTGTACCCAATCTTCAATCAAGGCACGAATCTTCATAGGCGTTGGGTCGGTCATATTGACCGCATCTAAAACATAAATCATCGAATCGACTTTGTTGTAAGTCGCAATTACCGCAGCGGTGTTACCTGTCATCGCTGGGTCAAGTCCTATAACGGTATAGCCCTCGATTTGTCGTGGATGACCTGCAGCACCTGGTTTAAGCGGTCCGCGCTTTCGCATACCGTTGACACATCCTGCAACTGCTGCTGGCGCGAATATAGCGTCTTCGACGACATCTTCTTGTTGGTAGACCATAGCCCAGACGCTCGGAGCGACTTCACTACGCCGAGTAAAGAGCGCGGGTCCATCCCATTTCGGATAAAGTCCGTCAGCATCTGGTTCATCATTCTCGCCCTCAGGGCGGTCTGTCTTTGCCCACAACGTTTTCCAGTTGGCAGGCTTCTCATCAAACTCAAGGACCGCTGGCATAGCCATATAAGTGAATGGCGATTTACCACCAGTCCAGTTAGAGCCGTCCCGTATTTGTTTGTATAAATCGACGGGTGCAACACGTGTTCCTACAATAAGCAGTTTCCCGTGTCGACCCAAACGCGTGATAACTTCTTTCTGAAGCCATTCAATTTGCTTCTCCCACTCGTGGGCATTGGAGTTCATCACGACATCATCTAGGATAATCAGGTCAGCACGTGCACCGTAAATCTGAGAACCAAAGCCTAGGGCTTGCACCGTAGGGTCTTTTTCTCCAGAGTCTCGACCTGTGCCTAGGTAAATCATATCGGCGGACCACGTAGGAGAGTCCGCCTTGTATCCGCCATTAGGACCAAAAGCCATCTGGAGTTTAATCCAGGACGGGTGGCTTAATCTGGTCTTAATCGCTGAAAGGAACTTACGTGCCATACCCTGGGTCTTGGAGACCAAGATGATTCGGATATTGGGATTGGTGGCAATTCGGTAGGTGACGTAGTTGATGGTCAGTACCGTGCTCTTGGCGTGCTCAGGGGGTACGTTAATCAGAACTCGGTTATGAGCCCCTGGCTCGAAAATCATAGACGGGTGGACCCAAGAGGGCTCTTGTCCCTCAAGTAAATCTATCCAGGTCTTCTGGTGTGGAAAAATCTTCGTATCTAAGAACTGTTCAGAGAATTCTTCAAAGGAAATCTCTTTTAGGTTCTTTAGGTCAGCCTTGACCCCTTTGCCCTCTAGGCGAGCCTTGTCGGCTCTATCCTTGAAGTCAGGGTCATTCATCGTCCATTGGCGGAAGGTCACCTCATTGCGGTTTACCGACTCCATAGCCGCCTTAATGGTGCTACCTTGGCTCAGTTGGTTAAGAACCCTCTGCTGCGCCTCGTGCTTTGGTATGTCGACCTTGCCTGCTTTTCGCCCCATCAGATACCCCCGTTAAAACTTACAATAAACACCCACCTATAAACGGTCAGAATATGGGCACCTGATATATATATTATATTTATTTATATATTATATTACGTCGCGTAGCCCGCAAGAGGCGGAGCGACGCTCCGTATAGATATATAAATATCTATACATATAAGATAACCTGTTCAAATCGGAAAACCGAACAGTTTTCCTCAAAGATTCTTAAAAAGTCGCCCTTTGGGCTCCTATATGTCCGATTTATATAGATACTAGGGGGATATAACAGAAATATTTTAGGTGACTCTATTTACATATATAGGACTCGATTTAATCAACCTGGGGTCAAACCGCCTTGCGCGGTGCGTCCTAGGCAGACTCTCAACCTTTACTAGAGGTTAAGGGTTCTTTGAGTAGGTAGGGAATTGTCGATAAATTAATAAATCGACTTTCGGGGCAATTAATAAGAGGATATTGAAGACGAGACTATCCCCCCGCAGGGTAGGCGGGCGGTATTGAATCCGAGAATGAATCGGAAAAGGGGGGAATTAAGAAACATAAATGTTTCTAAAATAGGGGAATCTATAGAACAGATGTTCGAGGGAAAATGTGACCCGATTCACAAAATTTGAGCGTGTGTATAAGTTGAAACCTTGCGCCTTAAGCCTTAAGGTTCTCTTATGAGCGTGAGAGTCACGCTTAAGATAGGAGAAATCAAAATGAATGCGAACCTCTTCAGCACCGACAGCAACACCGCAACAGTAACAACATTCAAGAAAGAAGAAGGGAACATCCTCTCAAGAGATTTTGCGGTTGTATCGGTTCAGGATTCCGATAGAAACGGCGTAGATTTATTCTTTTCAAATCTCGCTGAGGTTCTCAATTTCGCCAGAATGATTGAGGAACAGGCTCACAACCTCGCCAAATAATCGAAACCCCCGCGAGGGGGTCAGGTAGGGATTAGCCCCCCGCCTCTGATGAGACAGGCTAAGAAAGACAGGAGAAAAAATGAAGACAGCAACAAGAACCGAGAACCTCTCGGGAATCGTGACAGCATTGGAAGAGGCTCACGCCTCAATCCGAGAGAAGACAGGA